CCCCCATGGATTCCATTGACCGCGAATTGTTGCCATATGGTGGTATGATGGACGAAACATTGGTAAATATCCACATCAAAGATTCTGATTGGGATGAATTGGTTGCGGCCTTATCAAATTTTACCCCCGACCAAGATGGTTTAAAACGCATTATGAATGTAAAGGTTGTCAAATCCTATGGCGATGAATGGCTAAATGTTATTCGTGCGGCGTTATCACACGAACACCCAGAATTGTTACAGCAATGGGCGATTGTGGATCAAACATACAATGCGTACAATCGCTGGAACCTTGCAAACGAAATAATATCACAACCAATCAATGACCGTGCCCGCGCCCAGATTCAGGCCGATATGTTCGAATATGAAACATATTTACCCATGTTCGGCGATGCCGGTACGGAATTATTGGAAAAACTGCGCACATTTGTCAGCAGTATGAAGCATTTGCCCGAATCAAAATAATCAATCGTCATCGCTTGTTCGGTATATTGTGTCCATTGTGTGTGGCGTACCAATGTATATCGTTGCGCCATTGGGCGACAAAATAAAATCTAATTCCCGCAATCGTTCACGCAGCATTTCACGTTTCTGGGGTGTGTTACAGGTATTTGGAACCTCGACATCATCGCATATTATCAAATCGGCACGCGCCCCGGTAATATTACCATGAATGCCCTGGCATATAACCGATGGTTCACGAATACCAATGGGTCGATTGATTGTTATGCGACCCGATGCCCATTCTTTTTTATTTTTCGGCACCATATCGACACATAACGGATGATTTTCCAATATATTACGAATATGATTTACCATACGCGCCGCCAGCCCAGTTTCCGCGGACAAGATTAAAATACGCGTCTCGGGCCGCATATATAACACACATGCCGCAAATATACCAACGACCGTTGATTTCCCAGAATGTCGAAATGCCATCAACAACCCACGCCGCACTTCGCCACACCACACATCGACCAAGAATTCCATCATTTGTCTGTGATGGGTGGGCGTTTCCATATTTATATAACGATTCCAAACATCAATAAAATTACAGAACGCCGTAATCATCGCGGTTTTCCAATGGTGCCGCTTCTGTGATGGACCCATAATCGTTTATCAATTCCGGCAACGCATTTGCCAAAACAGATACCAGGTTATTATACAACCCCAACACGCCACCCCCGGATAATTTGTCTTGGATTACTTCCATTGTGTAATTCAAGAAATTGATAACATTATCATGAATGTTTGCCCACGATGATAAATCAACATCAACCGCGCGTAAATCTTGGAATGCCGCAAGCAAGAAATTGAAATCATCGTTCAAATCTTCGGGGTCAATTTTGTCCGTTGGTTGATAATCAATCACACGCGACAATGATATTTGCCGAAATATATCAATCGCCGTATCTGTTTCCGGTGCAGACACAAAAATCACCCGCCCGCCTGTAAAGTCATCATTTGGCACAACGGTAAAACCACTTGTCGTCTCGACATTATCCAAAGCCACATGCACATCGGCAACCTGAAAAAAGGGGAATGCAAACACAAATTCTGTGGTTGCACCATCGCCAGTATATGAAATCTTATACATATCGCCCCCCCGTTATCCAACCAGTTCATCAAAATGCGCCAACAATTTTTTCAACAGATTCTTGGATGCTTTTTCGCTGTGCACAGATTTCAATTTCAATAAATTTGCGCGTTTCTTGTCTTCATAGGGTTCGGCGGCTTCATCACGAATTCTTTTAAGCACCGCACCCGTTGTCATATTTTCGCGATTCATTCCACCGGCACCATATTTAGCGCGTTGCGTGGCAACGGCTTTTTTAATTAAATTGGCCTTGGTGGCTTCGTCATTGGCAATTTGTTGCAAAATTTCTTTGCGTTTGCTGTTTGCCTCTTTCTTGGCGTTTTTATAATTTAACACATCGGTCACATCCGATACTATTTGTCCCATAAAATCCCCCTTTGTTCTATATTCCATAATTACCGAACACAGACACCGACAACACAGTTGCTGGCAACTGGTCCGTTCCGTGTATTGCCCATGGTGCGTTTATGCATTCGCGCGATGTTCCCAACATATTTATTGATACATCGCCACTAAAACCGTCCACATTTTCCGTATATATTTCGTTTGGCAATGTGATTCGCGCGCCATTTATGAATAAAGATTTCGTATTTAATACCCGTGCCATTATTTTGCGTATGCGCAACCGCGACACATTATGCCCCGATGCACGCAACGGCAAACCACACGCACAGAAACTAAAATCATAATCGCCATCCGATAACGCGTCTTTATCAAATACTTCCAACGAAATATCGGCGCCACGTTTTACAACAACATATGTTGTGTCGTTGACAACCGCCACGGACAGAAATTTTCCATCGGTTATATACCTGCCCCAACCTGAAATACCAAGTCCGGCATTCTGGTTCAACACCGCCATCGTCCCATCATCCATAACAACGAACAATTGTCGTGTCGATGGGTTATATGCCATATCAATCGGGCCCGTCATCAAATGCTTGGACATCGCGCACAAATCGTTCGCATTGTAATTTTCGCCCAAATCATCCAAACTTAGTTCCCGAATATCGCGCATATTGCGTGAAACGAATACGGTTTCGCCCTCTATCTTTTGTGGGGGTAAATAACGCGATGCCACACTGCCAACTGATGTATGCTGTTTAATATCCACCGATGCCGGGGTCAATGGCTTATTGGAAATCGCCCATTCGCCAACCGATGTAAGTATTTGCAGATTGTCGCTGCTGACAACGGTGCAAATCTGTTGCCGCTGTTGCGATGTCAATGTTATAAATATTGCTTCGTCATCCAGCCCCGTCCCCACCGAAAAATTATTATGTTTTCCGACCTGGGACATCCAGACACCACTTGGCCAATCACGTGAACCGCCAAAAACCAAACGATTTTGATGGAAAGTTATACTGCACGGCCAACCGCGCCGATTACTGAACGCGGATTCCGCCCAATCTGTGATTGGTGATTGCGGCAAAGTATATGCCGAATTGGTGTATGCAACCGCCGTTGTCGCATTTGTCACCGAATCAATACGCCATTGCAACCCCATCAACAATATGCGTTCGCCCACAGAATCGTTGGTCCAAAAATCGCTGCTGGTTGTGAATGTCGCGTAATTATTGCCTCCGCCGTTTGCGGTTACTGTTATTGTTATACCATCGGCATCGTCAAATTTCATAAACGGAATATTGCGCGTCATGTTGCTGTTGACCGAAAAGTCGAACAAGTTCAGCGAAAAACCATTGGCGGCTTTCTTTAAAATACGGGGTTGATAATCTGGATGAACAAATATAATTGTGCCGAATCTTTGTGCATATTGCACAGATGCCACATCGTCATACGACCATGGTGAAATAATATTTTGCACCAATGTTCCGTCCGATGCGAATATCAAAATTCGTTCATCCGACAACGCGATAATATATTGTTCGTCATCGGATACCGAAAACGGCGCCAATTTTGCCGCTTTTGTTAAATCCGCTAATTTAGATAACCCGCACCGCCGCGACAAACCGCCCCCCGGCAACACGTCCATATTTTCCAGTTTCGACAACCCCGACACATTGTCATGTGCAAAGAATTCAGGTGCGACTTCGCCATTTGAAAAAGTGTTTTGTGTTTTGATAAAATCAACCATTTGAAAACCCTTTTGGCTAGAAACGTGCATTTATTAGTGAAAAATTATCTATATTTGCGCCCGTTGTTGTCGTGCTGTCTATGAATCTGGCGGATGCATATTCTGTTTCATATAACGCGGCCAACATTCTAAATACAGATTGATCGCCGGTCATCGGCACACAGAATTCCATCGCCAACTTGGTCACCGCCAACGACACGAAATATGCCGGAAACGATTCAGGGGCGACCCGAACAATTGCGGTTATCGAAATCTTGTCGTTTGGCGCGACAATGCGTCCATTTAATATTTTTCCCGGACTTTTTATTACACGCAACACGTCCGATGGAATTACGAAATCGTTATCAATGGTTTCGGTCAATTCATATGTCCGTGTCGCGAATCGCCACGGATGCGCGGCAATCAATGCATCCATTATTGGATCAAACAATGTGCGCGCCAATTGCGATGCCACACTGTCATCGGCCAATGATTGTATCGGTCTTTCCCCCAGTTTTAACAACGCCATTGAACATAAATCTACTTTGGTCAGCATACTGTATCCCCCTATCCTTTATATATTATTAAAAGGCCGGCAATTGCCGGCCTTTTCTGCCTTATGCCAACGCGTCCAGTGTGATATTTTCACTTGTCACACCAACCACTTTGATTGATGTATCATCAGATGCGTTTACAATAACAATGTCGCCAATATTCATTAGTGTTTTAACACTATTGAAATAACCGGCGGTTGCAATTGTTGCCAATGTTTCATTCGCGGCATAATGCCACAGAGTAAAACCATTAGCATATGCGATTACAGACAAATTTTTATTTTGAAATGCCATAATTTCCCCCATTAGTTATTGTTATTTAAGCTTCTTTGCACTTGATACGAACGATACCATCGTTATCAATCAAAACGGCGCCCTGGGACATGCTGTTGCTGATAAAGTGCGCCGCACGTTCACCGTGCCAAGAAATATCTGTTTTGACTTCTTGGCCACACGCATGACCGACGCTGGACGCATGATAGATAAAGCAATCGCGTTGTGTCCCCGATAACGGCAAACCGTTATACAGCAACCATGTAACACCCAACCACTTTTTCATTTCGAATCCTGTGGTCAACGGTGTATCACCGACATAATCTGCCGACACGAATTCGTCCAGCCCCAACAATGTATTCCACTGTTTAACACCAATAACGGCGAAACGGCGGCCATCATCCGGAACATCATTCGCGTTCAATATTTCAATCGCATCCAAAATCATAGATTTAGAAAATGCGTTCGAATAATTTCCGGCGTTTGTGGTTGTGGCACTCATTGCGCCAACAATCAATTCATCGGTTTTGCGGCCCAATGCATACGCACCAGCGGCGGCAACGACACGGCGTTCATCGACATTGGTTTTTAATTCATCCAATGCATCAACCCAATCGCCCGCATAGTAATCGACCAATGTGCATTCAACCGGTTCGTGATTCAAATTCATAACCGGAACAATGCCATGACGTGATTTCGTGCTGGCGATACCTTTACCAACCTTTTGGAAAGTTGTGGATGCACCGACAACACCGGATTTGCTGCGCACGGAAC